AGTATGAGATTTATAGTCGTGGTCATCTTAAGTTTCCCTCTTATTTCTGATAGGTAGTATTGATAAGTGTAGTGGGCTGTCTGCAATTTTACACGCAGTACCTTTTATGTGTCCATTCATACAGCCATTACCATTAATACTGTATACAATTTTTGGTGTCATAGTGTTCATTTAGAATCACCTCGCTTTCTATAATAATGTTAATTAATACTTGCACGGATACAAGTGTAGATTTAAGACCTACATACCCAGCAATTAAACTGGGTTTCGCTAGAGTTTCACTAGCTCTTCAGTGTAGTTTTTAGTCTTCGTTTCTCATGTACCTCATGTTTGCTTCTTCTTCACGTGTCAGTTTTCTGTTTCTTACCTCTTCTTCATCTTCATAGTTCTCTAAGATACATAGCTGACTTTGGATGTGCTCTAAATCTTCTTTAGTAACTTCGCTCACTTCATCTAAACAGCACGCTATAGAAATACTAGCTTCTTTTAGTGCTTCTATTCTAGTTTCATTTGTTATGGTCATATTATTGCTCCTCATTATAAGTTAATTCAACGTCTGCTTCTTCTTCACCAAAGTAATTTTCAAAATCTTCTAAAGTCCATGTCTCCATTCTGTCCTTTAAAAAATCTTCATTGGTCATTTCTTCGTCTACATATTTTTTATAGTCTTCAAGTGTTAGCTTCATATTATTTACTCTTTCTATAACCTACGATAGCAAAGTCATAACCCTCTGCTTTAGGTAATTCTAAAAGTTCAGTTAATGTAGTTAATGGATTGCCTTTAAAATCCCAGTCCCAGCCAGCCCATACAGTGCATGGTGTCCAGCCTATATTTTCTAACTGGGTTTTTTGCTTTTTAGTTAATTGCATATTATTTACCTCTCTGTGTTAATTGTTACAGACCCTAAAGGCTTGCTCTAGGGTTTCGGATATAAAATCCTCTTCAGTGTAACTCTTTTAATATTTTTAAAGTGTTTCACGCTCTTTTATTATTTTTAATATGTGTTCAGCTCTTTGTGGTGTTAATTCCATTTGATTTGTATTGTTTCCATTACCATCAAATATTTTTATACTAAAACCAAAACGTGTTATTTCAAGTTTTTCAAATTGCTGTCTTACATATTTTTCGTATCTATCCATTTCTATTTTCTCCTAATGTATCTAGCTGTTGTTGCCACGTGCCATTTTGAAAATCTACCAGTGGTATTCTGATTGATAATCTTACTAGCTACCTTGCCAACATCAGCGTAGGTTGATTGATGTTTAAAGTTAGTTCTTATATGTCTCATTAATGCTCCTTTAGTCAGCTTACTGGTCTTAGTAATAAGTGGTGTAAGCATATCGAAGACACATTCTTTAGTCTGTCTACGGTTTAACACTCGAGAACGCTCGCTCGGTACTTTAGGAACGATTGCAAGTTTACGCTCGCTCTTTGGTTTAGAGCTGTTGTAATATTCTATGTCTTGAGGTGTTAATTCATAGTCAGTATTCCTTAAGAAAGGTGGAAGATTATTCCAAGCTTTCAATTCACGCTCATTCATAACTTACCTCGCATAGTGCTAAGTAAAGATAACAACGCTCGCTCTAAAAATGAAGCTGGCGGACGTGAACGCTCGCTCTGTGCATTTTGATACACAGTTGAACGCTCGCTCTTAGCGTTTAGGGCTATAAAAGCGTTTAATTCTTCTAAATCTGGCATTTTTTAGTCTCTCTTTCTGTTGATATTATTGTTACATACCCCAGCTAATAGCTAGGGTTTCGGATATAAAATCCTCTTCAGTGTAACTAGTGTTTAAATATTCCATGCTGTGATTTTAAAGCTTGCCATGCTTCCCAGTCTACACGCTTCTTTTTTGCTTCAGGTGTTCCACCGTCAATCCAAGTTAAATGACGTCCAGTGGTTACGCTCCATTGATTCTGACTAACTGTCAAAATTCCGTTTTCTTTAAAAGCAACTGGCGTAATATAGCTATAGAAAACTTCTATTTCACTTCCAGTTTTCCGACTATCAACATCTATACTATATAAATTTTTAGTGGTTCTAAGATATTTAACCATATCGTTCTCTCTTTCTGTTGTTGTTGTTGTTACAGACGCACCAACTTAGACATCTAGTGTGTCAAGTTTCTATAGGTGGTGCGTTTCGCCTCGTAAAGGCTCTTCAGTGTAACTATTTTTTAATTATTAAATGTTTAAGAAAATAAAATAATCTTAGTAATTCATATTTTAAATAGCTTTCATTTTCTAATCTCAATATGTGATAAGAATCTGTCTTATGCATTTCTTCCCATTGTCTTTTTGTAATCATTTTGATAACCCTCTATTCATTTTGTAATAGAAATTAAATAATGGAATGAAAGCTAATCCTATTAAACAGCCTACAGCCGTTCCAAATGCTAATTCCATATTCAAAGCTGAAACACCGCCTAAAAAGTCACTACAAGCGTTGCCTATGCCCGCTCCGACTATAGGCATTAATGCACCCATTTTAAATTTTTTAGGTAACAGCTTCTCGACTTCGTAACCCGTGAAAGCTCCGAAAATCATAACCGCATTATCTACAATTCCAAATATTATATATTCAATCATATTGTTCTCTCTTTCTCTTTAGTTGTTGTTTATTGTTACAGACTAAAAAAAAATAGACATGGCTATTAAATGGAACTCTATTAATTAATTATTTAAAAGTGTTACTTTTATTTTTTCTATGTGTGTTATTTATTGCTTGTATATCTGAAAACACTAAGACAAGCCTTTGCTGTGTTTAAATGAAAAAATAAGTTTCAACCTTTACTTACCATGTCATATCTCTATTTAGTTTCGGGTAGTCTTAACAAGCTTCAAGCCTGTTAAATTATAACCCTCTTCAGTGTAACTGTTGTTAATTTGTAATTCGTTTAAAGCTTGTTTAATTCCGAAGCTTTTAAGACATATCAAAGAGCTTCTTAAAACATCTTTAAGAATTACATTGTTAAGCTTAGTATACTTATTCAAATAAGATTTGAGTATATTTTCACACCACTCAAAATCACTATATGAACGAGGCGTATTAGTTGCCGAACGTCTTATATAAGATAAATCGTGTTGAGCTTGTTCAGTTAGCTTTTTATTAGATAGCCAATCTTTACAAGCTTGCATTATATCCAACCGTTCAACATAGCTTTATTGCAAGCGTCTTTTTTTTGTTCAACATTCAAAGATTTATAGACAGCAAATAAATCCGCCTTATCTTGATTATCTTGATAAATGTTTTTTGAACGTTCAGTATATATATTGTGAACTTGTTTGTTCATTATATTAGACATAATAAATTATTTCCTAACTTGATTAAATTAGTAACATTATTGCTACAGACTAAAGAGAGAAATAAGCTTGCTCGATTGTAACTATCCAACACACGTTAGAAGAGCCGTTCCTTATTTAAGACGTTTAACCGCCTTATGATTTGATTAACAGTTTACTATTTAAAGTCCCTACATAATTTTTTAATCTCTCAATTAAAACCCTATATATTCTCGATAAGAAATCACGTTGCCGAAGCATTACCAAACTGAATAAATCTTATATAGTAAGTGTTTAAGCTTTTATGTGTTTAAAGTTACTAAGCATTCTTAAAGAAACTTAATATACATATATTCCTTTATCGGATAGTTACAACCCTTAAAAGTAAAATAATTTAAAATAAATAGATATCCTATTGTTAGGGCTTCAGGTAGCCCTTTGATGTGTCTACTGGTGTAGATAGTAAGTAAGTAATACTACTTCATAACCTCTCTATATACTTAGAGGTATAGCCTAGCTTCTAACTAATATGGGAACTTTAATATTGTAGATTGATAAGCTTATTAAAAAAATAGACTCTATCTCTCACATAAACAGGAATATTTTACAGCTAGGAATGGCACAAGGATATTGTATCCTATAGCCGAAAAAAACCAGCCAATGTAGCCAAAAATTAAGGTATAGCTGGAGTTCTCTCAAAAAGTAAAAGGGGGAAAATGCCTAGCCCTGTACGTATATACCACTTCAGATTTTTTTACTAAAATATTACAGACCGCTCATTACTAATGCCATTTCAGTAGCTCTGTCAGGTGTCTGTTTAGCCCACTTAGAGTCCAACATTTCTACCGCAGCTAACTTATAATCACCACTCTGAATTGCAGTTAAAGTATTCTTAAAGTTACTCACTCCAGTAGTACCCATTTGGTACACCATTTCTGTCACCAATCCAAACGCTTGCGGATTAATTGTCTTTTCACCTACTAAACTACGTGCTCCGTCTTGAGCTATTTTGAAATCATTCTCAAAAACTAACTCCCAATTTACAGTAGTGCCGTCAGCTCTTACAGGAAACTGCTCACCTTCTTTAAATTTATGTCCATAACCACCTGTTTCAAAATCTTCGGTTATTTCTTTACCGTCAGCAGTAGTATAAGATAAATAATAAGGCTGTTCTTTATAACCTTCGTGTTTCTTAATTCTTAATTTAGTTATCTCGTAATCTCTGCTCATAGCCAGTTATCCTTTCGTGGTGTTCTACCTATTGTTTGTTCCATAAAGCTCTCAAGCTCTTTGTCTAATAATTCGTTTTTATGTTGGTTGTAAGATAGTGTTTGGTCTCTATCTATAGTTTCTACCCAGTAATTAGCTGCCATAGCTAAGGCATCCAACTGGTCATCATGTCTTAACGCACCTTTATCTCTCGTAATTCTAGTCATTTGTCTAAACAACTGGTGGTCAGGGTCATACTTAAAGTCTTTAGCAATTAATTTGTCATCTATAACGAGCCTGTGTTGATTCAGGATTGGCTCTAAGGTATCAATTATACGCTTTTCTTTCTGTATGTTATGTCTTACCTCTTCGATTTCACATGGGTGTATTTTGCTCATTATAGGCTTAAGAAGCTGTGTTGCCATGCCGTCACCAAAGTTACTCTCGATAACTACCTTGTTCACGCCTTGTGTCTTTGCAATACCACTTAATTGAGTCATTACAGCATCACTATAGCCACCATCTAGTCCACCTATAGCAGTTAAGAATAGAGTACCATGCAGCATCTTTAAGACGCAATAACCTGTCTTATCATTACCTCTACCACTGGGGTCAATAGACATAACCACACCTTCGAAATCAGTAAATTCTTCTGACATATATAATGGTGAAGTCCAATAGTCTCCTTTGAGTCCAACATTAGGCAACTCAGGGTCAACAGCTTTCATTTGGTCTATACCTGAAGCCCACTGTATTTTAGCTGGAGCTTTCTCCCAACTGCTGAGACCTGATATGACTGTTAGGTCATTTAGTTTCAGTGGGTATTTGTTAGCGTCAGACATAGTAGTATCCAACATAAACTGTAGGTTAAAACCTGAGCGTCCGTAGGAAGCTTGTCTTTCCATTAAGTCTACTTCATTGAATCTATCAGGGTCAGTAGGTTTACCTTCAAGCTTTTTGTCTTCCTTAAGCTCTTCTAATATCTTAGGAGATAACTTTTCTCCATAGCCAGTAACTTGTGTTTTGTCAGGATATAAGGCTGACCATATTCTAGTTTTAAAACCACGCTCAGTTAAGCCATTATATAGACTCATTTCAGTCTGTGGTGTTCCTAAGAAGACTACACGTCCCACTTTAGGTTTAATAATTGCATCAAATTCTTTTACAGTTTCACCTAATCTATCTCTCATTAGCTGTGTCTGTGAGTTATTTGCAGACTCAACGTCATCAGCAATAATTAAATCGGCACGTGAGCCAGTAAGCTGTCCTGTGATACCCATAGATTTAACTGAGGGAGCGTGTGATGCTAACGCTGGAGCGACATCAAAACTTATTTTAGAATGTCTTTGATTGTCTCTAGGTTTTAAATGTTCGAGCATTGGCATTTCACCAATTAGTCTTTGGGTGAATGTACTAAAGTCATCAGCTCTAGTTTTAGAAGCTGATACCACTAAGATATTTCTTTGTGGGTTCATTAAAAGTTGGTGACAAACGTATGCTGAAGTAATCCAAGATTTTCCGACACCTCGAAATGCTTGTATCACAATACGTTTTTCTTTAGCTTGTAAATAGTCTGCTATGTCATACTGAATAGGAGTAGGGTCAGGTAAGTTTAAATGTTTCCAAGCGAGATATAGAAAGTTTTTAAAGTTATCTATTTTATTCTTCTGTGTCAAAAGGAAGTCCCTCTAATATGTTGTTTGTTTTTTCTACAAGTGTGTTAGCACTGTAAGCTTTACAAACATCTAAACAGACTTTCATTTCTGAAGCTGTTAAGTCTTCCCCTGATTTTAATTTTCTGTATGCGTGCTGTACTAACAGCTTTGGTAATTCATCAATAATGTTTTCTAGTGTATCATCTTGTATTTTTGGCTGTTTATCTGCCATTTTGGCTCTCAATCTGGAATATGTTGTTACGAATACTTAATAATTATATTAAGTTAAATATTAAAGTACTTAAAAAATAAATTGTAAATACTATTAAAGCTACGTAATCCACGTATTCCTTTCTGTTTATTTAATTATTTTATCGCAATGTTTAACACCTGTTTGGTCTTTTTTCATTTCACACTTTTCAACTGAGCATGTATACTTATTTGTTTTACCCGCACTCTTTTCAGCAAATCTTTTTGATGCAAGACAGGTACTTAAATTGTCTTGGTGAAACCAACCTTCAACGTGGCGTTCTTCTCCTTGAAAAGTCCATAAACTTAACAGTACTACTACTTCAACTACTCCCATTTTTTCGACCTTCTAGTTTAATTAATCTATCCTCGTGAAATTGAATAGTCATATCATTCTTTTTAATGTTTGGTATTTCACCTTCTACCTGTTCTTTTAACTTTTCTACATCTCCCGCGAGAAATTCAGTTAGTAAATAGAGCTCTTGAATTTGTGGACTGACCATGTCTCCTTTAGGTACACCGTCAATAAATTCGTTTGCGGCATCCAAATCTTTTGTAATAAGTTTTAACTCTGTTTCAATAATATTTAAACGTTCAATAACACCAAAGCCAAACCATGCACCTATTACACACGCTCCTATAATACTTATAAGATTACGCATTGGCATACTTACTGCTGTATTGTCACTTATTTTCATTTTTTACCAAAGAATTGTGTTGCACCTTTTATACCAAATGATGCAGATACAATTAATCCTAAAGTATATTTGTACCAGTCAGGAGTTAAAGCAAGTGCTTCGAAACCTCTCTCAACAAACGGAACAGTACTAGGAAAAAAACACAAGAGTAGAGGAATGCTAAACAATAAAGTAAGGTATTCGTCTTTCCAGCTTCCTTTGCTTCCCTTAATAGCTTCCACATCCCAGTCTATTTCTCCTTTAATTTGCTGTTTAACAATCTCTGTTTCAGCTTCAATTTTTACTAATTTTTGTTTTGCTTTAGCTTTGCGAGTGTCTATGACACCACTAACTACTTCACTAGCTAATCCAATTATAGGATTTAAAAAGTTTATCATTTAATATTGTGGTTTAGGTTTTGGTTTTTTTGGTTTTTGTTTACGAAATATCATTGTGTAATTCTCCTTAAATTTAGGGGTAGGGTAATGAACACCGTCTTGTGTTCTTACTGTGCGTTGCGTCATGTTATCCTACGATATAAGATTTTACTGTCATCACTAGTTGTGCAAACAGCATAAAGCCAACTGACCATAATACTTTATTTATGGTTTCGATTGATTTTTGAATGTGGGCTAAATGGTTTGTCTCTATTGTGCGAATTGAGTTTTCAATTAGACGTATCTGACCATATATTTTCTCTACCTCAACATTGAGCTCATCTACATTCTTCATTAGAAAATCCAACTCACAACTACACATATAATAAGAACACTCCATAATGGGAGTGAAATTTGTAGCGTATTGTATGCTGTTTTTAGAAATGCAATGTCTATAAATTTTCCATTTTTCATTTTATTTTTCCTTTGTTACTTATTTATAATTGTTTCCAATATTGGATAGGTGATAAATGCAGCCCTTGTTTATGATATTTGGTTGTTAAGATAATATCTCCAGCATAACAAATTCTGTTTTCTTTACTAACTTGGTTACGCACATAATGTGTTAAATGGTTAGGTAGAATTAGTAAGTCGTTTGTTTCACAATCAATTTCTTTTTCTAAATTATTTATGTCTCTAATTATTAATGGTGAATTATTTTTTTCTTTACTGGTGTACAAAACAAAATTTATATGTGCAAAGCCGTGATTGTGCATTGGAAGTACTTGTTCACTATTTTTTTCCCAATTTAGAGACCACGATTGCACTAAATACTTATCGTGCTTGTTGCCTACATATAAATCTATTTTTTCTGTAATTGCAGATAAAACATTTGGAAATTCATCAAGTATTTGCACTTGTGCTTCTTCACTTGTTACTCCGTAACTTTTAGCCTTATCATTTAATTGTTTTAAAGTGAGGTTATCTAAATTAAGTTTGTGTATTTCAATCAACACTTATTTGTAATATTGTATTATTTTTACAGGAACATTATTTTTGTTAGTTGCATTAACGCTTGATGTTGTTTGTTTTTTTGTTGTCCATTTATCAAACTTAGTATCACCAACATAAACTTCTTTGCAGAATACGGTATAACAAAGCTCACAATCAGGCTTATCAATAGCTACTGTTGAACGAGCTGCAACGTCTATTTCTCTTACATTCCATGTGCCATCATCTTTATTGATACGCACCACACAAACCATATCAGAATTATCTTCCGTTACTTCTATTCTGGCTTTGCCAACTTTTAATAAATAACAAAAAGCTGGTTCACTCCAAGAGTTATTAGTTCCATTATATGTGTAATTAACAATAATCTTTTTATTTGCTAAATCTTTTACAACTTCACAATTAATTTGTGATTTGATGATACTTTCAAACGCATCTAAATCTTCTGCTGATATATTATCTTCATCTGTCCATTCTTGAGTAACGCAAAAAGAACCTGAACATAAAACATGAGCCATAGAATTTTTAAAAATCTTTGGATTATCAGGGTGGTCTTCATTAAATTTAGGGTCAGGGCTTTCTATAACGTGTGTTCTTTGTAAGAAGTCACCAACTTTAGTGTTTCCTGTATATGAAAACTGCATTTCATCATCTAAGGTGTCACAAGAATAATACATATTTACTGTAATCATAATTCCTCACTTGTTTTGTGTTCTGTAATGTCTGAAATTGCTGTATTTTCATTTACAGCATAATCTATTTCAATAATGCTTTTAGTAGCTTTATCTATGTAATGTTTCTCTTTTGTATAACCAAGTTCGACAAACCATTCATCTAAAATTTTATTTTCAAATTTATTATGTAGTTTATCCCAATCGTTATGTTTATCTCTTAGAAAAAAGTTTTTTGGCGTAGCAGAGAAATTAGTTGGAATGTAATCAGTTCTAATTAAATCATCAAAAATAATTGTGCCATTTACAACGTGTTCACAGACTTTTTCAGCGTGAATAGTTTGTTTTTTTTCATACTCTAAAATCATATTAATTACTCAAAGTTAAAGTTATACTGCCTGAAGACGGTAATATATTATTTAATGTATTTGAAGCTCTCTCTATTTTCCAAACTGTGTAATTGCCAGTACTTATATAAGTTCCTGTTGTACTAGTACTAACATTGTTAGCTGTCAGGTTTGAATCAAAATACGTTGTTGAACCGATTTTTATGTATCTCCACCCTGTAGCAGTAGAAAAAGTTTGACCATTATAATTACCAGATAAATCTACTTCAACATCAATACTTGGTTGTACTGGGTGTAGTGTACGATTTATGGTCGTAAATGTTCTTACTGTAAAAGATGTGCCACCGCTTGTATTAGTAAAAGAAGCATCAGACCAACTTCCTGTAGTGTGGTTTACCCCTAGAGCATAAAGTCTTCCAGTGTTTATACCAGTATGAGTATTAGCAAAACCTTTACCTGACTCGGAAGTTGAACCACAAGTACCAGCAAGAGTAGCGTCAAAAGGTTGGGCATTGCTTTGACCATAAAAATCATCAAGTTGTATTGTGCCACTAGTTGGTACGTTAGCATTGTTGCTGTGATTTAATACTAAGCTACCACCTTTGTAATATTCGTTCATTGAATGTGGGGTTGAGCCACCATATTCTCCAACAAGAGAATTAATTGAAATAGCTCCTGAGCTAACAATAGTCACTATTCACACTCACATTCTTTTTTGCATTTTAAGTCTGCAACTTCAGCTTTTAATTCTTTGATGGCTTCAATGAGATAACCAACAGTATTAGCATAAGCAACTGACTTAGTACCCATTTCATCATCAGCAGTTTTAACTAATTCAGGAGCAATCTTTTCAAACTCTTGGGCAATGACTCCACTATTAGCTACACCGTCTCTATCAAAAGTAACACCACGCATTTGTGATACTTTATTTAACGCATTGTC